TCCTTTCATGTCGCCCAGCGTAACCCACGGCACAACCTGCACCTGATGCCACGTGATTTCGTGCGACGTCACAGGCTCAGGAATACTCTGGTTGACGTCTGCCGGCAACAACTTCGAATCCATGCCGTTTTTTTGCTGTACTGGTTGCGGATGAACACAGCTTTTTCAGTTTCCGAAAGCACGTCGAACCATTCAACCTGAGTGTGGAAGCTGTTAATCAGAAGTGTTGCTGGCAGGCTTGCTGTCGTTGTGTTCATCGTCCATCCCCTTGCGTTTGTGTTTGTTGTGTGTCACTCGCGACGAAGGTAGTATCGTCAAACTGTCGAACAAACTCAAGGCCAGTGCCTTTATTTTTTGAAAAATAATTCGGAGTGATGAAAAGTCAGTGTTTTTACAGTTCGTTATCGGACAAATCGCCGTAGGCAATCAACCACGTTCCGCGCTTCCATCCGCCGATCGCACCTGTAGTTGTGGTGGATTTCGTCCCGAAATTGCGGGACCAACTCACGCTCGCATCAGTCGCTGAATAGGCAACCATGTTGCCGCTGGCGAACACCGTTCCGTTTCTGGTTTCGATCGCTACGCCGCTCCCCAGATACTCCGCTGGAATGAACCCGAACGGATTGTTCAGAGAGCCTACGCCATTTAGATGCAGATCCAAATTGGCTTCCAGCAAATTGATCGCTGGAACGTTGTCCGTGACGTTGCTAGCCCCGAACGGATTCACCCGAGCATTACTGACCACGCCTTCCGTGTTCTCCGGGAATACCGCCAGAATCGCGGTCTTGATGTCGGCCGCTGTGCATTGCCAATCGAGCCACGCTGTAGCCTTATTCGGAAACCCGGACACTGATCCGTTTCGAAATTTGAACGTGAATCGCCATTCACCATCAGCGGCCCTTGCCCACGGAAGGCTGTAAAACTGCCAACGGTATGTCCTCGACATACTGCCAGCGAATGCGGTTCCGTTCGCTGGTGGTGCCTGAGTTTTCCAGCCAAATCCGTTTAGCGGGGAGTGCGTGTAGATCCGGTCGGCGTCGTAGCCAAAAATGAAACCACTCCCAATCAATAGACGCTTCGAAGGTGTCTTGAACTGACTGCCGCCCAGGTTGTAATTGATAACGCCACCACGGCCACCGGCGTCGAATGATCGGTCGTATTCCGAGAACACCAGATCCGTGCTGCTTCCATCAATCAGCCTGGATCCAGCCGCGTTGTTGTCGTAGAGCGTTGACGTGCTGATTTCCGATTCATCGAACGCGGTGAACGTTCCGCCTGCAATGTCTGCAATCGTCCCGCATTTTTCAGTCGTGTTGTAGAGTCTTCGCGGTACGTCAATCGAGACTTTACCTGTCGTCGAAAATCGCTCAGCGTAGGCATATCGGAACGCGTACAAAGCGCCGTTTGCGTACCGCTGCCAAATCCTTGACCACGTTGGCGCAACCGTCCACGCCTCAACGGTTCTCGCCCTGTCAACGTCCGGCCCTTCGCCAACAACCATCACGCTGTTGCTGGCCCCGGCAACAAATGAATCCGCCCAAACTCGACTCTGTGGAAGTCCGGAATACGAAGGGACAGTTCCAGCCGTCTCGCTTATCAGCTTCGCGGGGGCGCTGTTGTTGCCCATGCCGAAACGATAGCCGATCGTGCTACTGATAAGGCCCGTGCCAGTGTCCCACGTGATCGCAACGGATCGCGTTCTACGTGTCGCTGTTGGCTTCGGCGGAAACGACACAGGGCAGGTGCCCGCCCTCAGTTCGCCGTCGTATGTGCCGGATGTCGTCGGTTCTTCTGCCGGTCCCGGATCGCACGAATCAGACACGAGAACCCATGTTGACGTTCCAGCGTCCCACTGGAATAGGCACGTTCCAGCCCCTCCGGCTGTGTAGGTCAAATCGAACTTTAACGCTCCGATGTCGCCTGTTGCCTGGCTCCATGTAACGTCCAGATTGATCGCAACCAATGGCCACGGGCCACCCGTTGCAGTCGCTGACACACAATCTGCCGTTGCCTCAAATGCCGCCTCGATAATTCCGGCCGTTGCGTTGTGAGGAACCGTGATTACCTCACTGGATGTCTTAGTCCTGAAATAGACGTTTCCACCGTGTAGCGTGTGCGCGTGCAGCTTGTACTCTTTGTTTGCTGTGTTCGTTGTGTAGTCGATCCATTCAACGATCGGATCAATCGACCCTGGCAACAAATAGTCACCAGCAGACAGCCCCACTGGGAACGGCCTCAGGAAATCTTCGGTCTGTCTCGAACGTCCAAAAAAATACCAACTGTCAGCCCTGCTGTTGCTGTCAGTGAAAACGCCAGCCATCAATGCCGACTCAATCACAGTGCCGTCTGTGCTATCGAGTTTGGTCAGCGTCAAAGACTCAGCAGCATTCGCGGCATAGGCTCCGGATATTGGCCGTGCCTCAACTCCGATGAAATTACCCGCCGTCGCTTGTTGCAAAAACCTGTTCGGCGTCAGGTCAGCGTCAAACACAATGCCCGTGACCTCATCGGCCCCGTAATGCAACGCCCACAGACTTCCCGGCCCGTATTCCCACTGAGTCACGCCTGTGCTGGCAGTGAACCCCTTAATCGTCACGGGTTTGTTTTCGCGGCATCGACAGCAACGGCCAATCATCATCGGAACACCTCACGCACAGTCCGCAGCGTAAACCCGCCATTCGCCGTCAATCCAACGTGCCTGGACGATCGTTCCCGTAGGAATGCTGATGCGCTCAAATCGGTTGACCACCGTTTCGTTTCGCCCCGTGTCAACCATGTTGCCGGATGAATCTTTTCCCCATACGCTCATCGTTGCCGTTGCGGGACTGCTGCCGAAACTGGATGCAGCCGCCAGATCGCCGTCCAACTTTCCGCTGATGTCTGCCGGCTGTCCAATCTGCTGACCGGCCATCCGCCGCATAATAGACTCAACGGCCTCAGTCAGGCTGTTAAGCCCCGCTGCCGTCAACCGCTGGCCTTTCTCAAACCGCTCCGGCCGCTTGTCGCCTTGTGTCATGTTGTGGCCGTCCAGAGTGTGTTAAAATCATACTTTTTGAACATCGTATCCGATGAGTCAGCAGACAAAACCCGATCATAATCGGCGGTGTCGTCTCTCCACTGGTGGTTCCACCCGTAAATCGTCGAACCTGCTGGCGCGGCTCCCGTTCTCGCAACGGATGCGAACCCCTTCTGTGCCTTCTCAATAAATCTCAGAGTGATCTTCCGTGTGCTCCACTGTCCATCCGTTGACAGCGTGACTTCGTCGTGCATCCCCTCAAATAGCAGAGTCTCCGGCTGGAACACCTGCGGGCTGCCAGGTAGGCGACAGGCCAATTCGTTGACGCATCCTTTCATGTCGCCCAGCGTAACCCACGGCACAACCTGCACCTGATGCCACGTGATTTCGTGCGACGTCACAGGCTCAGGAATACTCTGGTTGACGTCTGCCGGCAACAACTTCGAATCCGACTCCCACTTCATGCTGCGGCCCGGAACAGTCCGGAATTCCATGTTGGAATCTTGCGAGTATGTACACCACGTTCCAGCGGGTAACGGTGTCGGGTCGTTCGGGTCTTGTTGCTGTTGCTGATCGTTCTGCAACGGCGTGTAAGTGATCGTGATCTTTGCTTGTGTGTCGTGCTCCAACTGTTGAGTGTTCGGGTCGTCAATCGTCGCCTGAATCGGTTTCGGTGTGAGTTTGTCAATGGTGAAATGATCGGCGAGAACCCCCGGCCACAATGTCGAATAGGACGCCGGCAAGCCAAACGGCCCAGATTTGTAGTGCTCTGCGATAAATGACCAACGATCGGCCCACGCCGTCAAAAATATGCGAACAAACGAGAACTCGCCGGATCTGTTGCCGGACTCCTGCGGGCTGTCTTCGTGTTCTGTGAATGCTGGGTATGGCATAGCGTTATCCTAAAATCGGAACCATTGGCAGACCAGTGATTCCGGCTGATATTTGTCGCTGGATCTCGATCGACTCTTTCGCCAGTTCAATCTGCTGCTTTTGGAGTTCTTCGGTCTTCTTCGGTGCCAGTTGTTCCTGAAGTCGCTGGAACACCTGTAAGGCTCCGCCACGTTCGATTCGAACTTGCTCAGCAACGGCCGTTGCCAGTGTTTCCTGAATCGGAATCAATGCCGGTGCCGGCTCTCGCTTAGGTGCCTGTGCCTGTTTCTGCTGTTCCTGAAATGCTGCACTTGCAGCCGCTCGACGTTCTTCAATTCGCTGCCGCCTGACGACGTCCAGTTCAGCCATCACAGCTTCCCGCAGACTACCACGGGAAACCATCGGGCTGAATTCCAATCGTGGCATTTCAGTCTTCGGCTGATTGCCCATCAGCACAGACGGGCTGAGGTTCTGTGCAATCACCTTGCCAGCTTCGACTGTGTACGACAGCAACTCGCGGATTCTGGTTCCGATGTCGCTGACGATATCGCCAAGCAACTTCGGTAGGCTCGAAAACACAACGCCGATCGTTACTCCCAGATCCTGCCACAACTCACGCTGTTCGGTGAATGCCGCTCTCAGATTTGCAATCATCAGCCCCACTGACGACGTCGCTTGCCCTGTTGTGTCCGCGATACCGTTCAGGGCTTCCAGAACATCATTGGCCACCGGAAGGAAACTGTTCCCGATCGCAATCGCCAGTTGCTCAATATTGGTCTTGAACTTTGACAGCATCCCGCCCGTCGTCTGCGATATCCGGTCATTCATCCCGGCCAATCGTCCGCCGCTTGTTGTCAGCTTCTCCAGTGCATCCCGTACCATGTCATAGGATATCAATCCGTTTTCCATGTCCTTCTTCAGGTCGGCCATACTCCGGCCCGTTGCCTGGCTGATTTCGTACAACGGAGAAAACCCGCTGTTGATCAACTGATTGGCTTCCTGCCCCATCAGGCGTCCAGCCGCTTTGACCTGTGCCATACCACGCGCCAACAGCATCAACTGTTCCGTGTCGCCTTGTGCCACTTCTGTCAGATTTGTCAGGATGCTGAAGGCTTCATCCGTCCCCACTCCGAAATTCATCATCAGCTTTTGTGCTTGTGC